TACTACATTCAATTCATTGATAAGTATAAGGGGATTGCAGCATGGCATAAGAACTTAGGTGAGGAGGCAATGCGCTTCAATAAGATTACTAACGTATCAGGCAGGCAGTATGCTTTCCCTGACATATCTCGTAGGTCAAACGGGAGTGTAACACACTTCACTATGATCAAGAACTATCCAGTGCAGGGCTTTGCAACAGGTGATGTTGTACCTGTCGTGCTTAATGAGATGTACAGGCGTCTTGAGCCTATGCAATCCTGTCTGGTAAATACTGTACATGACTCAACAGTTATTGATATACACCCTGATGAAGTAGATCAGGTATTAGGTATGGTAAATGATATGAATGAGGGCTTGACTGATCTAGTTGAGTCAGTGTATGGAGTAAGAATGAATGTACCACTATTATTAGAAGCTAAAATCGGGCCAAACTGGCTTGACACAGTGGATGTATGATGTATAACTAGGTACTCTTTGACTCTATTAAAAGGATATAGAAATGAGCAATGAACTACAAATCGCAGCAGATCGTGGACAGTCTATGGCTGAGCTTATGGGTGTGTCTTCCGCACCAGCACAGCAGGCTACACCATCTATCGCACGTGTCGGTATGATCCACCAGCCTATCATGGGTGAGGTTGAGTTTAACGGTAAGACAATCAAGACAGAGGTTGTACCAATCGGTGCTTTCACTCTAGTCCAGGGTGACGATAAGGTATACAGCAATGGTATTACCCTACGTATATTTGCTCAACGTAATCAGTGGCAGCGCTGGAACAGTGAGACAGAGGAGATGGAGAAGTCTATCATGTCTAACTCACTCAACGGTGACATGAAGGATAGCGTTGGTGGGTTTAACCTTGGGCGTCCTACTGGATACATTGAAGACTTCCAGTCACTACCTGAGGCTACCAAACAGATCATGCGTACAGTCAAGCGTGTCAAGGTATTCTTTGCCACAGTCACACTAGACAACCCTATCAATGACAAGGGTGAGCCTGTGACAGGTAACTTTACTGATGTGCCTGTGGTCATGGATGTTAAGAACCGTGACTCACTCAAGAGCATTGATGCTGTACTGAATGGATTGAACCGTAAGAATCTCTTACCTATCATGTCTACCATTAAAATGATGGGTGTAGAGGATAGTATTCCTACAGGTGCTAAGTTTGGTAGGATTGAAGCCAAGCTAGGTAGCAGCGTTGATCTGTCTGACAGTGACAATGATACACTAAAAGACTTCATTGATCTTGTTGAGTACATGAATGGCAAGGTGCTGGATCTACATAATGAGCGTAGCAATAAGGGTATGTCTGCCTCTGATGAGGCTATGGTTAATGACATTCTCAACAACGACTTCATTGAGGTGGAATAATGAATCATCCAGCAGAACTAATGGTCTTTAACTTCTTACAGAAGGCCATGGCTGGTGAAGCAACAATGACGGAGGCGGTAACCAAACAGGTTGCCGCTGACGTTGAGGCAGCTATGGACAAGCAGTTTAACTCAGGCCCACGTGATAACTTCCGACTGCGTATGTCTAACATTGGTAAGCCTAAGTGCCAGCTATGGTTTGAGAAGAATGATCCAGAGGGTAAGACGCCCTTCCCGCCACACTTCCTAATGAATATGATCCTTGGTGATATTGTTGAGGCTGTGTTCAAGGGACTGCTACGTGCAGCAGGGGTAGACTTCAAAGACAATGACAAGGTTGTACTTAACCTGCCTAACGGTCAGAAGATCAAGGGTGAGTATGACATGGAGTTGGATGGGCGTATTGATGATGTTAAGTCTGCATCACCTTGGTCATATGATAACAAGTTTGCATCCTTTGAGACACTCTCTCAGGGTGACAGCTTTGGATATGTGGCACAGCTTGTGGGCTACGCAGAGGCCGCTGGAAAGGATGTAGGTGGCTGGTGGGCAGTGAACAAGGCTAATGGTCACTTCAAGTACGTAGACGCCTCTGAGGTGGACAGGGAAGCCGTGCTGGCTGACATCCAAGCCTTAGCTGATTACATAGATAACGATGAACCGTTTGAGCGTTGCTATGAACCAGTAGAAGAGACATTCTACCGTAAGAAGACAGGCAACTGGGTGCTACCATCATCATGTAAGTTCTGTAGCTTCAAGCACAAGTGCCACACTAGCCTGCAGCCACGGCCTAGCATCCCTAGTAAGTCTAAGAACCCACAAGAGGTAGACTATACTTACATTGCACCTGAGTACTTAGATGGCTAGAAGACATAACTCTCGCTTGTATCGCAGTGGTCTTGAAGTTGAGGCTGCTGCGTACCTTAAGGACAGGCAGAAGATTGTAGCCTATGAAAAGCTAAAGATAGAATGGGAGGATCTAAAGTATCGTACTTACACACCTGACTTTGAATTAGACAATGGTATCATAATAGAAATGAAGGGGTTGTTTTCTTCTGCAGATAGACGTAAACATATAGAGATACAACGTCAGCACCCTACACTAGATATTCGTTTTGTATTTAGTAATGCTAACTCAAAGCTTTACAAGGGCGCTAGAAGTAGGTATTGCGATTGGTGTGATCAGAAGGGTTTCCAATGGGCGCACCGTGTGATACCAGAAGAGTGGTTGAAGGAAAGGGGTAAGCGTATGAAAGAGCAACGTGTCAAAGTAAAGAGGAGAGAATGATGAGCTATGAGATAAAACCTGGTGATATAGCTATTATATTATCTCCTGTAATTGAGGAAGGTGAGTGGACTGGTAACATCAAAACAGGAATGGTGTTTGGTTCCGCTGGTTCTGAGGATGGTATGAGTGCAGCTTTAGATGAAGCGCTTACCATGTCTGCAGCACAGAAATACCTAGAGCTTTACCCTGATGCGTGGGAAGACTTTGTTGATTTAAGAGCAGATATAATGCAAGCCATGTTTCCTGATCAATACGCAGAGGCAGAAGAAGAGTTGGAAGCAGATAAAACCGTTGAAGTAGAAGGTAATGTCTACAGGCTAGGACGCTGGACAAAGACAGAGGGTAATGCATGAAGAAGTTTAGTATAACCTTTGTTGCTAAGATAGATGACAGTAACAACATACTATCTGCATACGAAGATAATCATGAACAAGACATTCATGACTTAATTACAGATGTTATCTATGACATAGATGATATTGAAATAGAAAACTTAAACGTGAGAGAGAGACAATGATTACTCAGGAAGACATAGACGCATTCGCTGCAATGGCAGAAGTTAATACTCAGGATTATTCATACTGGGTTGAAGGTAAGATCGTCACAGAAGGCGAGACACGCTTAGTTGAGAACACACTAGGCTTAGTAGGTGAAGCAGGTGAGGTAGCAGAGAAGATCAAGAAGATGCTGCGTGATTCTACAAAAGTCTCACCAGATGAACTAGTCAAAGAGTTAGGTGATGTAGTGTTCTACGTTACTGCCCTAGCCAATTACTTTAACAGTGACCTAACAGAAGTACTGCAGGCTAACATGGACAAACTAGACAGCCGTGCAAGACGGGGTGTTATTAAAGGATCAGGAGACAATAGATGAGCAACGAATTACCAACAGATTACCAAGCCTTCATCCACAAGTCGCGGTACGCAAAATACTTCGACGGTAAAGGGCGTGAGTCATATAGTGAAACAGTATCACGCTACATGAATAATGTAGTAGCTAAAGCAGTAGGGGGTGTAAAGAACAGCCTAATCAAAGACCTTGAGCAAGCTATCCTTGGACAAGAGATCATGCCCTCCATGAGAGCTATGATGACAGCAGGCCCAGCGCTTGATCGTGACAACACTGCAGGCTACAACTGTAGCTACCTACCCGTAGATGACCCTAAGTCCTTCGATGAGGCTATGTACATCCTCCTCTGCGGTACTGGTGTCGGGTTCTCCGTTGAGCGCCAGTTCATCAGCAAGCTCCCAGAAGTGCC